GATGAAAAGTCACATGGCAACGCGGAGGGGGTGAGCAAGCCCCACCGACTCTTACGGGAACATCAACCTAGCATCAGCAACCACCTGATTAGTCCCCCCAGCCGCAGCGAAGTCAGCAGGCAGAAACGGCTGAATGGGCATGCGACCATTAGCGACGGGGTTGGCTGCCAGTTGGGCGGTGAGATGGACTTCGATGGCCTGGGCGTAGTCGGTATACTGCTGGTCGAGCTCCGCTTGTTTAACTGCGGTGATTAGACCGGCGGCTTGCCAGTTCTGGTGTCGTGCCGCGGCCATGGTGACGGGATTGTATGTCCGTGATACTCGTGTACCCGCCGCGGCTCCAGTGAAGTGTGGTATGTTCTGCGCCCATACAGGTAGCCCCCGGTTGTTAAACATTGCTGTGAGCCCCGCTACTGCGGTCACCGATTGAGCGAGGATTGCGCCGGCCACCTCTGATGTCATTTGTTGCCAGTGAGGTGAACGCACCCTGTATACTCGGAAACGGGCGGCAGCTGGGGGAGCGGCTCTGTTGCCATCATTCCACTTCAATACGGCATGGTCCGGGTTGAACCCTGGCTTACCGAAGTCGAAGTAGAAGCCGTTGACTGTATGATTACGGTGTACCACGCCGCACAGTGAACCGAACCATATGGCCGCTAACCAGCGTAAGGTAGTCGTCATCGTGGCTGCAGCGGTCTGGGGAAGCTGTCCAGCGTATTGATAGGCGGTCATCGCCAGTTGAGTGATACTGCAACCGATGTATGCCATCAGGGCGGCAGTGGTCATGGCGGGCATGGGAGCGGTGGGTACAGATATTTCGTACAGAGGCCCGTAGTCGGATAGAGCCCACATAGTCATTATGTGCACATCGAGATTGACTGACCACATCTTGGACAGATTCAGGGCGTACTGTGGATAGTTGTCCGAATCTAACTGCACGTTCTCGGCTGGCACCCAGGCTGGTGGAGGGGGATTTTGGGAAGGCGGGGCTAGTGAGGACATTATGTTGTCGCGCCACGTTAGTCCACGATACTGTGCAATTACACCACCGCTAAAGGCATTAAGGTGGGCTCCGAGGATGGTATTAACAATAATGTTACGCGCGGCAACACTGGGATAACGTCCCGACCATACTGGGGCCGACGTGGTGGTGATCGTGATGTCCCCGAATCTACTCTGCCATGGGCGAGCATACGCGCCTACGATGTCTTGGATGTCTTGATTGTCATATAAAGGGGCCGGTTGGGCCGTAGAAGTTATAGGTGAAGTCCGTAAAAAGCGACGTAATGCCATGTTGGTTAAAAC